GACATTACACGTGAACCACGTTCTAATAATGCAACTGTAGTTCCAACTGCAGCTTGTTGATTCATATCGCCAACTTGTGCATCTGCAATACTTGCAAATCTTTGACCTGCTTGAACTACAACTCCCATTAGTTGTAAAAGAGTTTGATCTGGTCCTTTAAAAGGTAATTGCATAAATTGATCTTTAATGTTTCCGCCAGGTGCGTCTACATCTCTAAACTCACCAGGTTGTAATGGTTGTGCATCATCTCTAATTCTTATACCTCTAGTTTTAAAACCTGCTGGTAAGTTTGCTAAAGTTCCTGCATCTAATAATTGTCTTAATGCAGAAGTTGCAGTTCTAGTTAAACCACCAATCATGTGAATTAATCCAAAGCCATAAAAACCTGTACCTGGTAAAAATTTATATTGTACAAAGTATTTTATTTTTTCTTTTGTAGGATCATCTGCTGTATAATTTCTTCTAATAGATAAAATTTCATTAGTAGATTCTAAGATAGTTACAATGTAGGGAAGTTTAATTGCTGTTGGCTCACCATCTGGACCCATATCTTCAAAACCCTCTAAATCTAAATCAACATGCATTTCTAAAAGTACAAATTGATCTTGTTGGTTTCCGTCTTTAGAAATTCCTTCTAATCTCATCTCTGCATCTTTAACTTGATTTTCTACAACAGGTGGTTGACCTAATTCTACATCTTTATAAAAACCAGAAACTTGTTGTTTTCTAATTTCATTTTCTGTCATTCTTAAAACATGAACAATTGCCTCTGCGTCTTCTAATGAGTTAGCAGAATAAGGTACAATTAAATCATCTGCTTGTACAAATTTAGAAACAGCTCTACCTAAAAGGTCGTCATAATAAACTTTCTTAAAGGTAGAAC